ACGCGCCAAGCTGCAAGCTATTCAAAAGCTTGGAGACAAGGCTACTGATGTAGAGAAGGCCAAAGCGGCAGAACTGGCAACGTCCATATATAACCTTGAAACAGCCCGCAAGACAGAAGGCACAACAAACAAGAAGGTCAAGACCGAAGGTGAGCAGCTTGCAAAGCGCGCAGCAGCCGAAGAGAAGCGCGGAATTGAGCAGAACATTGATGCCTATACGAAGCTTGGCGCTCAACTGGCAGCTGTTGGGCAGAATGCTCGCGACGTTGAGATGCAACGTGCGGAGCTGAGCCTTAACGAATACGCGACTCCTGAGCAGATCAAGCAAGTGCGCGAGATGGCTGGTGCGCTGTATGACTTGAATCAAGCCAAGTCGAATAAGGCGCTTTTGGGTCAGGTTGATCCGGCTGCTGGCGCTCAACAGGGCCTTGAGCAGCAGATTAAGGATCTCGACACGCTAAAGCAAGCGAAGATGCTTAGCGATACGGATTATCTGACATTCAAGGAACAGGCCGAAACCGACTACAACCAGCGCATGATGGAGATCGAAACCCAACGTTTCGCGGCTCAGTCGGCTGGCAATCAGGCGCTGATCGATGGCCTCGACGCGCTTGGCCAGTCCGGCACTCAGGCGCTTGGCGGCTTACTATCTGGCACTATGAGCCTGCAAGATGCGTTAGGAAACATCGCTAACACCGTCCTGAATGCCGTTATCGGATCGTTCGTGCAAGCCGGCATTGAGTGGGTTAAGCAGCAGATCGTTATGGCTGCTGTTGGCCAGGCAACTGCTGCTGCATCCACTGCTGCATCCGTAGGTCAAGCATCAATCGTTGCTGCTGCATGGGCTCCTGCTGCTGCAATGGCGTCCCTTGCTTCGTTTGGCTCTAACGCAGTCCCTGCTGCTGCTGCAATCACGTCTACCAACATGCTTGCCTCTGGTCTTGCTCTTGTTGGTGGTCGCGCTCTCGGCGGCCCAGTACAAGCAGACGGCATGTATCGAGTAAACGAAACAGGCGCTCCCGAGATATTCAACGCTGCCAACGGCCGTCAGTACATGATGCCGAACAGTCGCGGCGATGTTGTTAGCAACAAGGATGCAACTGGTGGTGGCAGTGCAGGCGCGGCTCCAGTTATCAACGTTCACAACTACTCGGGTCAGCAAGCAACTAGCACTGCCAAGTTCAGCGAGGCTGATCGCCGCTGGGTTATTGATACAATCGTCGGCGATATGATGGGCGACGGGAAGACTGGTCGCGCCGTGAACCAAACTACCGGCACAAGGAAGCAAGGGGTATGAGTACTCTAATCGAACGGGTATATGCTTCGGCAGGCTCGGAAGTAATCATTGATACCATCGAACTCGCATGTCCAGCGTGGTCCGAGTCTATCTATATCGTAAAAGGTTACGAAGACATGACATTGGGGGTTGATGGTGTCGTATTCCACACATTCATGGCTGCACCTATCTCAATTGCGCTGCCAAAGAAGAGCAACCAAGGCAGCCAGTCGCTTAACTTCGCCATCGATAACGTAACTGGTCAGGCTCAGCGTTTGATTGACACTGCTATTGAGAGTGAGCAGCGCATCAGATTGACTTTCCGGCGATATCTGAATACCGATCTTACTCAACCGTCTGAGCGTGAGTTTTATGCGACCGTGCTTGGCGGCAGCGTTAGCGGTACTACTGTTCAGATTGAGGCGGGGTTTCAAGATTTGCTTAACTACGCCTGGCCTAGAAAACTGTATACAACTGACTTTGCGCCAGCATTGAAATACTTGTAATGGATTGGATTAATAGATTCCTCTCGTCAACATATGAAGATGGCGCTCGCGGTCCTGATAAATGGGACTGTTTTGGGATGACAAGATTCGTCCGTCACTACCACTGCGGCAAACGCCTACTCCCATCATTCGGAGCAATCCGCAATACTCAGCCAAAAGAATTCACCCGCGCCTATCAACAAGAAGCGGCCTCAATGGAAGAGTGCGCGCCTGAACACGGAGCTATTGCCGCCGTGTTCCGTGGCCCTTTGTGCATCCATGTCGCTGTTATAATTGAACTAGAAAATGGACTGCACGCGCTTGAAATAAACCCAAAGAAGGGTGCCCGCCTGCTGAGAGTCCACGATTTTGAATCCCAATACCTAAGAGTGATTTATTACCGTGACCGTTAGAGTATTCGGATCAAAGCTTAACGATGAGCCATGCGAAGAATATTCGGTTGGCGGTATGTCTGTGCGCGACTGGCTGGCTGAGAATGTTCCTAGCTATTCGGATATGGACGTGCATCCCATTAGCGTCTCGCTTAACGGGGCTGTTGTCGATGCTAGCGAGTGGGCGCTAACCGTTTTCAGCCAGCGCGATCTACTCGATATCGTCATTGAGCCAAAAGGGACTGAACTGTTCTTCGGAGCACTGTTCTTGGTAGCCATCAAACTGATGACGCCGAAGATCCCGAAAGTCAATACAACTAGCCAAAACGGTGAAGGCCTTAACGAAGCATCTATTAAGGGCAACAAGGTCAAGATCAACTCGCCAATCCGCGAAATTGCCGGTCGTCGTAAGGTCTACCCTGACTATCTGCTGCCTCCACGTCGATACTTCGCTTCACCAAGAGAGCAGCGTGTAGAGATGCTCCTGTGCGTTGGCGTTGGCGATCATGACATTCCAGCAGATAAGATTCTTATTGGCGACACTCCAGCTATATCGCTTGGTGCCGATGTTACTTACAACATCTACTCTCCTGGCGCAAACATCTCAGAAGAGTCAGCGCACTTCTGGTGGAACGATGTCACTGAGGTTGGCTCTAGCTCTAACGGTTCATCTGGCCTTGAACTTACAATCGCCAACGCATTGACGCCTAGCTTTGTTGCTTCATCGATTCAGTACAACGCATTCAATATCAACATTCCATCTGGACAGGGCGCGTTTCCGTCTGATTGGTCTGCCGGCCTAATTATTCGCGCAATCATTCCTTACCAATATGAGTTTGTCGATGGTGGCGAAGGTCGCGACATTATCCGAGGCTTTCCGCTGCAAATGCTTGCGCCCTCAGTTGGCGACAACATTGAGATCTCAGGCATTAATGGCGGTCTGTATGTAGTCAACAGCTATACTCCGGCTGTAGGCCCTACGCCTCCAGAGATGACGCTTAACTTCGTTGGCGGATCTCCAGTTACGTCTTTCACGCTTGGCACTATCGCTACCTGTATCGGTCCTGTAGGGCTTCGTTACAGAATTACGGTATTCAGCACGCCACAGCTAACCGTTGAGCGCCTTACGTCTTCTGGTTCGACCGATACTGGATTCTCTGGTTTTACATTCCTGTCAACTACTGCATCCTCCATTGTGCTTGATCAGTCCAGCCAGCAGGGTGGATATCGAGGTCCGTTCGCTGTCTGTCCATTCGGCGAGAAAGCGTACTCGATTGAGTGGGATGTGTTTTTCCCTGGCGGCCTAATTGGTCTTGGCGCGAAGAATGGCGACCGATACACCGTGCCTGCTACTCACTACTTCGAATGGCGCGACATGGATATTGCAGGCGCGTGGACGGTTGAGGAGCGGACCGTAAGCAACGTATCTCTTGATGCTGTTGGGTATACGTTTAAGATTGACCTGCCGTATCCAATGCGCGCAGAGGCTCGTATCAAGCGGAGCCCTGTAGTCTCGCAGGAGTGGCAGGACTCCGCAGTCTGGTATGGGTGCAGATCTTTGCTTGCATCGCCTATATCCTATCCTGGCGTAACCGTGATGGCGTTAAACGCTCGAGGCGGTGACCGTCTTTCTGCGCAGTCAGAGTCCCTAGTGTCTGTTGAGGCCACTCGCAAGCTTCCTGTTCGAGTTGGTGGCGTATGGCAAGCAGCGCAGCCTACCCGCGATATCGCACCGTTCTTTGCGTATGTGGCGAAGTCTGTCGGCTATACAGACGCTGAGATCGACTACGCAGAACTCGACCGCCTAGACGCTATTTGGCAGGCTCGCGGCGATCATTACGACCAGTCGACTAATTCTAACGGCACAGCTAAAGGCGTAATAAACGATGCTCTTGGCTGTGGGTTCTCTGAGCTAACCGTTGACCGTGGATTGTTGCGCCCGGTGCGGGACGAGCCTCGTGCTGCGTTTGAAAGCATGTATACGCCTCAGAACATGACCGAATCACTGGAGCGCGATTTTACCGCAGTACGTCCAGATGATTTCGACGGTGTAGATGTTGAATACACTGACGGTGTGTCTTGGCAGGTTGAAACTGTGGAGTGTCGGCTGCCGGGTGATCTGGGCCAGCGAGTGCAAAAGATCAAGGCTGATGGTTGCACGAATCGCACTAAAGCCTGGCAGATAGGCATGCGTCAACGTCGCGCCATGAAGTATCGCCGCTGGGAATATCGATGGTCCACTGAGCTTGATGCGCTGAACAGCCGATACTTGAGCTACGTGCAAGTTGCAGACGATGTTCCAGGCTATGCGCAGTCGGCTTATATGATCTCGTATGACACTGGAGTTATTGAATCGTCAGAGGCCTTCGATTGGTCGGATGGCGGTCCGCATTATGTTTACATTCGCCGCCAAGATGGATCTAGCGCCGGCCCATACGTCGCGACCCGTATAGATGATTTTCATCTTTCGATTTCTGGTCTTGATTTCCCGCCAGACACTTCACTAGATCGCGAGCCACCGCACTTGCTATTCGGTATCGGATACAAGGTGCTGATTACCTCTATATCTCCAAATGGCACTGACTCGGCCAGCGTAGAAGCTATGGCGTATAATGAGGCAGTCTATTTAAGCGATGATCAGAGTCCTCCATGATCTTATATCCAGAAGGATTACCACGGGGACTTCATAACGGAAGAACCTACCAAACAGTTAGCCCGCTAAAGCGATCAGAACTCGCTAGCGGGCGGGCTCGTCAGCGCAGAAACTTCACCAGCGTCCCTACAATGGCGCAGATTAGCTGGATCTTTAATAGCCAGCAATGCCGATTGTTTGAGATCTGGTGGCGCGATGATCTTATCGATGGCTCTCAATGGTTTGAAGCGCCGCTAGAAACTCCTCTTGGGTATCAAGATTACACTTCTAGGTTCACAGATATATATTCTGGCCCATCGCGTGTAGGCCCCAACCTGTGGAGCATTACAGCAGAACTTGAATTAAGAGAGCGCCCACTATTGCCGATCGGATGGTCTATCCTGCCAAGCTTTACGCTTAACCCTGAAATTTTTGATTATGCTATGAATCAAGAG